CCTGAGATCGCTCGTCGGGCATTTGCGGGATCTAATAGATCAAACGCAGTACCCGAAGATACTTCTTTAGGAGCTTGGCCGCTACCGAAGGCAGTTGCGGATTTACCTATGCTGGAAAAGTCTGGTAATGCCATAATATAAAATACCTCTTGTGTTATGTATTTATTGACATTATAATAGTAGTAGTTTAAAAGGAACCTTGCTATATGAGAAAAGTGAATTATTTGAACAATAAAGACATTCTTAAAGAAATACACAAGAGCAAACTTGCATACTGTGTCTTCGCAACACCTGAAGTTACCAGTTATGACATGATACTCAGCAATGTGAGCTCTATTACTAAGAAAAACATCGCAGAAGCACGGAAAATGCGTGCAGAACGTTTGGCCAAAGCAACAATTGAGGCTTATGCTTTAGAAGGCATTAAAAAGAAAATGGATGAGGTGTTAACTCCTACCAAAGACATTCCAATAACTGATATTGTTTTTCGAGTTATGACGTTTGAGCATATTCCAATTGATGATGTTAAACAGGCTAAAGCAGATCTTAAGGCAGTAGAAGAAGCCGAGGATGAAGAAGTTACGACCGAATATGATGACGACCCGACGTTAGCCAAAGGCATTACCAAATATGTTAAGGTAAACTTTCCACCATTCTTTCATTATTGTGTTGACGAAGAGGGTGTTCCTTACCTAGTAGGTAAAAGTCATTGGAAAGGCACATTAGCGAAAGGCAAGTTCTCTAGAGACCACGGAGCAATGACTAACAAACTAGCACACATGTTTATTAAACTGTGCGAGCGTTATGCTACTCGTTCAAACTGGCGTGGTTACACTTACAATGATGAGATGCGTAGTCAAGCCTTGCTACAGCTAAGTCAAATTGGTCTACAGTTTGATGAGAGCAAAAGTCAAAATCCGTTTGCATATTATACTGCGGCTATTACCAATTCGTTTACCCGTGTGTTAAACATCGAAAAACGCAATCAAAATATCCGTGACGACATATTAGAAATGAATAACTTTAGTCCTAGTTACACCCGTTTGAACAATTGGGGTGGCGCTGGTGGTAGCGGTGACGAGTGATAATGGTTATTTTAAACCAAAGTGTATAAATAAACATATACACTTTGGATTTAAATATGTTTATCTATAAAATTACAGTAATACCAACAAATAAATGCTACATCGGATTTGATACTGCACCTTCATATAAATTAGCGAGATGGAAGGTGCATTGTCGTAATGCAAAAGCTAGCACCAACAACTACACTAAACTTTATATTGCAATGTCTGATGCAGGTATAGAAAATTGTAAAGTTGAAATAGTAGAAGATACTTTTACAAGTATAGTTAAATTAGCATTAGCTGAGATTAATTACATTAAACAGTTTGACACTTATACAAATGGGCTAAATTCAACTACCGGCGGTGATGGGCTAGGCAGACATATATTATATAAACTATCTGAGAGCGACATTGAAGAAATAAAAACCGCACTAGGCGACAGCTTGAGTACTTACAATAAAACAGTTAAGTGGGCAAACACTTCCGTTGAAGAACGCAAACAATTAACAAAACATTTACATACTGACGAGATTTATAAGAAAAAATCTGCTACCCTTAAAGAATTTTATAAAGCAAACCCAGCAGTTAGACAAGAAAAATCAATAGGCATCACCAAATGGCAACAAGAGAATAAAGAAGAATTGAAGATAACTAATCGCATTAACGGACGTAAGGGGGCAGATAAGGTTTCGGTAAAGGTAAAGGTTGAACAAACAGGTGGCGCGATGTTATACTTTAACAGTAAGAGTGAATTTAATAGACAAACTGGGCAATGGGCAGAAACTGTATTAAGAAAAACCCAGCAAGGAGAATTTCATAATGGTTTTAAAGCATGGGAATATAAATGAATTTGTTTAAGAAAGCGGCTATTTTGACAGATGTGCATTTTGGCTTAAAATCCAATTCAACGACCCATAACGAAGATTGTTTGAACTTTGTCAAGTGGTTTATTACTAAAGCAAAAGAAGAAGGATGTGAAACTTGTCTGATGTTAGGTGACTGGCACAACAACAGGGCCGCAATTAATATTGTCACACTCAATTATAGTTTGACCGCATTAGAACTATTAGGGCAGGCATTTGATCGTGTGATGTTTATTCCTGGTAACCATGACTTGTACTACAGAGACAAACGTGACATACAATCAGCTCAATGGGCACGCCACATTCCAAACGTTGAAATAGTTAATGACTTTTACAAAGAAGGTGGTGTATCGTTTGTACCTTGGTTAGTGGGTGATGACCATAAGAAGGTACAGAAGATTGATGCTGAATACATGTTTGGACATTTTGAACTTCCTAGCTTTTACATGAACGCTATGGTACAGATGCCAGACGTTGGTGAGATTTCAAGAGATCACTTCAAGGGTGTGGGTCACATGTTCTCAGGACATTTCCACAAACGGCAGACTAACAAAAATATTACCTACGTTGGTAATTGTTTCCCACACAACTATGCAGACGCTGGAGATGATGACAGGGGTATGACTATTATTGAATGGGGCAAAAAGCCAATGCATCATGCTTGGCCTGACCAACCTAGATACAGAGTTTATAATTTAAGTGACGTACTTAAGACTCCTGAAGACCTATTACATTCAGGCATGCACTGTCGAGTTAAGCTAGACATTGACATTACTTATGAAGAAGCAACATTTATCAAAGAAACATTTGTTGGCACATATGGCTTGCGTGAACTAACACTACTACCAGTTAAAGAAGCCACCTTAGGTGATGACATACAGTTAGGCAACGTAGCATTTGAATCAGTAGATACTATCGTTACTAACCAACTAACCAACATCAACAGCGATCATTATGATCCCAACTTACTATTAGATATCTATAGGCATCTATGAGTATATTAGGTACCGGACTTTATCCTGAGGCTGAGGAAATAATTAGTAAAAAATTTAATGTATTGTTGTCTATGAATTGCATGTCCATTGACACTAACTTACACTATCTATCAGAGTTGATTGACAAAATTAAAAAAGAACAATTTTCTCCTAATGATAGAATTTTATTAGTGCATATGGATACAGATTATTATGATCCGCTATTACCATATGGGTTATTAATTATAAATTTAATTAGATTGTTTAAAAATAAAGATATTCCTTTATACCTATTATTATTTGTTACTAATCATTATGGGATTAAAGAGGAATTTGATCAACTGTTGATTAATCAACCCCCCGGCGATTATCCAACTATAGTCGAAACTTTACTGTCGCCAGCATTATTAGGCAACGATTATGCTAATACAACTGATTTCAATTTTGATAAAATTGAAAAAGCCGGATTATGTATGTTAGGAGCCGAAAGATCCCATAGAGTAGCCCTAAGCAATTTTATAAAAGATAATAATCTATTACCAAACATAGCATTACAGACTAATTTTAACAAACAATGAATTTATTAACTACATATCCAACGACTCGTATCAATGATTGTTTTGCTATTGAAAATAGTGACATTAATTTTACTCCTCTATTGGAAGATTTTAAAGATCCCATAGTTGAGGGATTGCCAAATATTGATTATCGATTTCATGCAGATTTTTACAAAAAAATCGGTGTTGATATTGTTGCAGAGACTGTATTTAATTATCCCTACCCGTTTATTACTGAAAAAACTTATAGATCAATTGCCTCATTGAGGCCATTTATTATTGTTGGGGGTTATCATACCTTAAAATTTCTTAAAGAGAATGGGTTTAAAACATTTTCTGCTATAATAAATGAGTCATATGATGATATTCAACACCCTGAGTCTCGATTTTACACAGTATGTGATTCTATTAAAACGTTTGTTGATCAACCATTAGAAGATGTTAAACAAGACTTATATAAAATTACAGATGTATTAACTCACAATCGAGCACACTTGTTAAATTTAAGTAGTATCCAATTAGAGAAATTTAAGGCACAAATTAATAATGTTTAAAATAAAAACACTCACAGTGAAAAATTTCATGAGTGTTGGCAATTCAACACAAGCAGTAGATTTTGATCGCGATGACCTCACCCTGGTATTAGGAAAGAATATAGACCTTGGAGGTGATGACAGTGGCGCCCGTAATGGAACTGGTAAGACCACTATCATCAACGCCCTTAGTTATGCGTTCTATGGCGTAGCATTAACTAACATTCGTCGAGACAACTTAGTCAATAAGACAAATGCCAAAGCCATGCTGGTTACTGTAGAGTTTGAACACAACAGCATTGATTATAAAATCGAACGTGGACGCAAACCTAACATATTAAAATTCTATGTAGGTGGGCAGGAGCAGGAGGAGAAAGATGATAATGCTCAAGGAGACTCTAGAGAAACACAAAAAGAAATAGAACGATTAATAAACATGAAACACGAAATGTTCAAACATGTTGTGGCCTTAAACACTTACACGGAACCGTT